TTTCAGCATGCTGATTCTCATATCTACCATACTCCAGGCCGAATAAGGCATTCAAACCTGGCTCTAGTTCTTTAACTAGTTGTGATCGTGATATTGCCATAGTTTATCCTCCTTATGCTATACCTGTGCCACTTCTAAAGAAGTGATTGTTGATTCTAACAAGAATGTTAGCGTTTGACACAGTCACATCTGAGTTATCAGGGTCCTGTGAAATGTCAATTGCTTGAACAGCGAAAGTAGTTGCAGTACCTGAAGCACTTACATCTAATTGCACTTGTGATATTCCTGTTTGTGTAACACCAGTAGCATTAGTAACTGAGTAGTTTTTAAACAGATCCGCTCTTACAAAACTCTGATCAGCGTCCATTAAGAATACTGCATCTGGATCGTCAACAACAAAGGCAGTAATATCGCCTTGAGTTGGTGTAACTCCACCAGGGTAGTAATTCTTATAAGTTGGCTTTTGAGTAGTTGGATCGTTATAAAACACTCCGTTAAAAACGCCCACAACAGCTGCAGCATTACCAGCAGTATGTCTTTCGATGTTTCCTGTAGAAACAGGAATTACCAAGTCACCTTGGTAGATCGCAGTGCCATAACCTGGCTTAATTGTGTATCTGTTCTGAGCTCCTACTAATGGTGTACCGTCTAGTTTTCTGTACGGTCTTAGACCGAACTTTTCTAGTTGATTTGCCATAGTTGTTTTCTCCTATTGTGTTTATTTATCCAAGCTATCTCGGGTAGGTAATGCAAAAAAATTATTTTTTACGACTACCACCAAAGGTAACTCTAGACTGCCTATCAATATTGATCGGCATGTCCGGGTGTTGTTCCTTCATAAGTTCTCGATCTATCGCGTCTGTTCTGTCTTGAGTTATTCTTCTAAAATACTCAGCACGACTTCTCAAAATCTCCTCCGGTATCCTTGCCAACACAAGGCCACCAATTCCGATTAGACCAGCATGTCTTCCTTCATGAATTACAGGGTAATCATTTTCACCGATCTCACTTAAAATGGTTTCGGCTTTTACGAATTCCCAACCTTCTCTAAGTTTCTTTGATACATTTCCTGGATCATCAAAACCAGCGGTTGAAACCCTAATCCATCTGTGCGCATAACCTTGCGGTGCAGCTGGCGCATCCAAACTGGATGGTGGAGTCCAATCTTTTTTACGAGTTAATTTTTCTCGCTTACTAGACTCGCGTGAAGTTTTATAGTCTTCCATATTAATTTCCTTCCTTCACGTATTTTGCGTATTCCTCTAGTGGCACCCCTAATTTCTTAGCGATAACTACCTGTGACTTGGTGAGCTTCACAGACTTGCGTCCTCCCGATCTACGACTGACTGATGCTACATTCTGGACGGGTTCTCTTGTAGACTGTCTCTCTGTCGTCTCTTGGGCAAATTTCTGAGGGAAATACTCCTTCATACGTTTGTTGATTTGATTATAATAGTCATCACTCTCTGCGTCAATTCCCTCCTGTAACAGGTCTTCATGTATTCCCATGGCAGCAGAAGTTAATACTCGATCAGAGCCAAACCATTCATTATCCTCAGCCCATTGTTGAGCTTTTGTGCTAATTCTTGGTTGAACTGCTTCTGGTTGAGCAATTTCCGTAGGTTGTGATTGTACTTGTTTTTTCTTTGACTCTTTGTCTGCAAGAGTCATTGAAACCTTCTCTTTCTCTACAGATAATCTAGTTAAATTATCTTGAGCTTCTAAAATTGCGTCAGAATCTTGAGATTCAAAAGCAGCTTTTAGTGCAGCTTTAGCTTTATCTCTTTCCGCATCAATTCGAGCATTATACTCGTTAAGATAATTTGTATCTGTTTCTTCAAATTGACTTTGAGCAGTTTCGTATTTACTTTTTAAGCCTTTTGCATAATCGACTGCAGCTCTTTCTCTACGTTCTGCTTCTTTAATTTGAAAAGTAAGTTTTTTTATTCTCTTCTGAACTTTTTCGGAATAACCTTCTAAGTCAGAACCTTCGTCTTCAATTGTTTGTTCAAACTTAGGTTGTGTTCTAGTTTCTTCCTTTTCAGATTTTTTAACTTCCTGCAAAAGTTCTTTTGCAGATTTAGGGTTTGTTACATCAGTATAACCTAAATCAACATCTTCTTTTTTTTCAAAAGCTGATGCTTCTTCTCTTGGTGTTTCTATACTAATTGTTTCTTCGTTTACTCCATCTGTATCTATATCTACAGTTTGTTGATTGTCTTCAGCCATTTTAATCCTCCTTAGTAATGGTGCAAAATATCAGAAGGGTCAGAAATAGTTGAAATGACTTCATCGTCATTTAAAACTCTAACTTCACCACCTTCAATTTTGAATCTTGAACCTGAATACCTACTAAAAATTACCCAATCATTTAGTTTGCACCAAGGTCCTTTTGGAAATTTATCTTTATCATGATAACAAAGATCTCCCATTTTTAGCACAAGACCACAGACGGTTGTCATCTGTATTGTTTCTTGTGTCGTATCAGATAAAAGAATTCCACCTTTGGTTTTTTTAGGACCTGCATAAGGCAAGACCAAAATTCTATAACCTGTTGGTGTTGGTAATTTATCTAATGTTGATTTACTGATCGCTTTTGGATCAAGGACTGTTTCGACTTCTTCTTTTGCCTTGTAGGCATCTAGAAGCGCTTCAGTCCGTTTCGGTGTCTCCGTGGACTTGTTCATCTTCATACTCCGTTTGTGACAGCAGGTCTTTTAGATCCTGTTGCAGATCTTCTAAAGATCTGATTTGACCTCTAACATATTGTAGTTTCTCTATGGTGTCAACACCATATATAGCGTGGTCTTTGAGTTGTTGAAGATTCTTTTTTATTTTTCTATAAACTAATGAGATTGTATCTATATCCATTATAACTTCTGCAGCATTATTTTATTTTGACCCGACTCCATGACATTAAATCCATAATAACTTAATGCTTTACTAATATCTTCCATTCCATATTTTTTATAATCATCAAATATAAATCTTGATCCTTTTCTTGATCTATCAGCAAACCACACTGCTTCAGTAATAACATCTTTAGTCATATGTGGCCCATCAAAGTGAACTAAGTCATAAACCAGCGGTTGGGTTGCAAAGTAATTCATATAATCGGTATCTTTCATATGAAAGAAAGAAAATTCTGGATGGTCTGAGAAATCTTTTTGCATTTCTAATCTCATTTCATCTGTATAGTCAGCTGTGTATTCTGGGGAGTTATCATAATGTTGGTATTTAAGATTACCATAAGGATCAATACCAATGTGTTTATAATCTACTTTACCAATTCTTGCTCTAACTGATAACATTATAATTTTTGAACCAAGACCTTCTCTTACACCTATTTCACAAGTTGTAACTGATTTTGGTTGTTCGAAAAAAGGAAGTGTCTCACACCACTTTTTTAGTAATTCGTATTCTGTGCTATCACCTCTAATAGTCATAGCAAGTATATAGATTATTTTAGATCTGGATGCAAATTAAAAAACGCCTTGAAATTTTTTACCTTTTACAGCAATACCTGTGCCTCTACACATACCACCGTGTTTAAGTGTAGGAACATTTCTATTAAGCATAGCGTTCTCCCTAGCGTCTTCATAAGTTTTTACAACACCAGGATTACCCATCATACGTGGTTCTTGCTCATCCTTTTTTTTCTTAGCTGCAACTAACATGTTATGTCTTCTTAATTTTTCTTCATAACCTTTAGGTGGGTTGTATTCACTTATTTTTTTAAAAGTTTTATTTACTTTTTTACTTAGTTGAGTCATTATTTTACCTTAGCAATTTTATTTTTGTTTATACCTTCTTTTATCACATATTGTTGAGTACCGTTAGCCCCTGTCTCAACTTCTTTTTTGAGGTCTTTAAACAATAGCTTTTCTTTAGCAATCTTCGATTGCTCTTGTGAATATTTTTCTAATAATTTAGTGTCTCTCATATATATTTTTTATTTTACCTTGTGCTTTTAATTTTTTCAAATCCCCTTTAGTTAAAGGTGCTACAGAAGTTATTGTTGGTAACACTTTTGGTTTTCTTTTAAATAAATTTTTAATCCATTTCCACATTATGTCCTCACAAAGTTTGGTTTAGGGCCAGTGTTTGGGGCTTGGCGCTTTCTGGCAACAGCACTCGCCTTTTGCGACTTTGTCATCGCTGTGGCTTTTGCAAGTGGTACGCACTTCGGGTACTTCCTTGATGAAGAGCTTGCAGATTTTCTTCCACACTCTTGATACTTGCCACCTTGTTTTCTCGCTCCAATGTCTACCCATTTTTCATTAAACCATTTTGTTAGTCCTTTTTTATTCATTAAAGAACACCTTTAAAGTTCATACCTCTAATTGCAATTCCACCACCTCTTGCTTTTTGAGGTTTACCAAAAGGTGTGTGATATTCATGTCTCATTTCAAATTCTTTATTTGTTTCACTTGGTTGTCTAACAGCTCTACCAGTGTAAGCAGAAACAACTTTATTTTTTTTAAATTTTTTATACTTCATATATTCTGAAGGTGGAATTTCTGGAGTAAGACCACCAGGAACAGGTCCTGTTTTATTTTTACCTTTTACATTAGTTGTTTGTTCATCAAAGTAGCCACCCCCTCCTCTAAATCCAGATTTTTCTAAACGTCCTAAAGCAGATTGTGATCCTGCATTTACTGCCATTCCAAGTTTAGCTTTTTTTGGTCCCCAATCTTTTCTTTTAGTACCTGAAGGATCTTTTATTTTACCAGCACATATTTTAGATGCATAAGCATTTGCATACGCACTTGGATAAACTTTAAATTTTCTTTTAGCAGCTGACTTTCCTCTAGCACATAATTTTGTCATTTCTTACCACCCATATGTTTCAGTTCTGTAGCTTTAATACCGTATACCGCTCCAAC